GCAACAAACCCAACAATTACAACTTTAGATATTATTGATACCGTTTCAACTGATAACGTTTTTGATATTGTCATACCGGAAGACTTAATTGATTCTTGGGCCACTACACCTATCCCTGACAAACCTGTTTATGGTTTTATTGGACTAGAGATTAGAGACACGGGTGTAGGCAACGAGCAGCTAATTTGGAAACCCTTACGCGGTCTTATCGAAGTCCGCTATAGCCCAACTGAGGTGGTATAATGCCACAGTACACCGTATCAGTTAATAATAATGAATTTCTAATAAACACAGTCGTACAAGACCTTAACCTGTCTTTGTCACGTACAGGTGGACAAGGTGCCCAAGGCCCTGTTGGTAACTCACTCTCCGATGCTTACTTAGATGCTAATGATAACTTAATTATTGAAGTTTCTAACGCAGCAGGGGGTGTAGTCCAAACTATAAACGCAGGGTCTATTGGTACTGTAAGCGCAACCTCTATCTCAGAAACCTGTAAGAATGTTTCTGGAGGCACCTTGACTATTGGCACCCCTGTATACCAAAGCGGTACAGCGGGACAATCTATGAGAGTCCAAGCGGCCCGTGCAGATACTGCAGCTAGTATGCCAGCAGTGGGGGTTCTAACAAGCACACTTGCATATGAAGCAGAGGGCACCCTTGTTCTTACTGGTTTTGTTAAAGGTTTTGATACCTCAGCTTTCTCTGAGGGTGACACACTTTACATTGGTGCTACAGGTGGTCTAACAAATGTTGCCCCTTCTGGTTCGGGGAACCTTATTCAGAACATCGGTAAAGTAATCAAAGTACACGCTTCCAACGGCTCTATCATGGTTACTGGAGCTGGTCGCGCCAACGATACACCTAACCTTGATGACGGTGATATCTTTATTGGTAATGCCTCTAACCAAGCTACTACTGCTTCTCTTGAAACAGAAGTACAGGCTATTGGTGACACACGTTATGTAGGGATTGCTGGAGGTATAGTTGATAACTTAATCATTGGTGGTACACACCCAGCAGCTGGTAACTTCACTTCACTAGGTGCTACAGGGAACATTACTGTTAATGGTACTGTAGATGGGCGTGACGTAGCTACAGACGGTACTAAGCTAGATGGTATTGAAACCTTAGCTGATGTAACAGATACAGTTAATGTAACCGCTGCAGGGGCCTTGATGGACTCTGAGCTTACAAACATTACAGCTATCAAAGCTTTGAATCAGGGTGTTGCTACTACGGACAGTCCTGTCTTTGTTGGAATCACTGCTACACTAACTGGTACTGTCTCTTCAATAGCTAATCATAACACAGACGCCCTCGGTGAAGGTGTAACTAACCTTTACTACACAACAACCAGGGCTAATACAGATATTGACGCAAGAGTAGATACAGCCTTTGTAGATGCTCTCAACGTAGACGCTGCTACCTTAGATGGAGATAGTAAAGAAACTGTCTTAGAAACAGCGGAAGCATCTGCTCTCGCCCTCTCAATAGCATTAGGATAAAACAATGGCTAACACATTTAAAAACTACACTTCGGCTTCTGTCGGAACTTCTCCAGTAACTACCTATACCGTAAGTGCTGGCACTACCTCTGTTATTATTGGTTGTAACATCGCTAACGTTTCTACATCCCAGATTGTAGTTGATGTACAACTAGCGGGGGCTTACTTAATCAAAGGTGCTTTTATCCCTGCAGGGTCAAGCTTGAGTGTTCTAGATGGGAAAATAATCCTTGAAGCGACAGACACTGTCGTTATTACATCAAACACAGCGAGTTCTGCTGATGTGATACTAAGTGTTCTGGAGCAAACCTAATGGCGGGTTACATCGGTACTAAGGCCGTACTTCTTAGCACAACTGCAGCGGATGTGGCAGGAACATTAACAGCTGATGCAGGTCAGTTCGACACTTCTCTAAACGTAGACGGCACAGTGACGGCTGATGGGCTGACTGTGGGCGGTAATATTCTACGGGATGTAGACAATAACAGCATGTTTATTTCTGGTGGTAATGCCGCTGCTACTGGTGCAAATATTGGCCTGTACGGGTCAACAAGTGGCAACTCTAATGACATACTACTCAGAAGAGACAACGTAAAGTTTGCAGCATTTGACGGTGCTACAGGCGACGTCAGCTTCTACGAGGACACAGGCACCACTGCAAAGTTCTTCTGGGATGCGAGTGCTGAGAGCTTGGGCATTGGGACGAGTTCGCCAAAAACAAATCTTGATTTATCTTCTTCCACTGGCCCGCAAATAACTTTAACTCGCTCAGATGCCACAAACAGTGCAGGAGATACTCTAGGGCGGTTAAATTTCTATAACAGCGACCCAAGTGGTGATGGTGCAAACAACGCCGCAATTATTGAAGCTGTCGCAAGCTCAGGCACAGGTGCAGACGCTAACTTATTGTTTCGCACTAAAAAATCACATGTGGAGGGTGCTGATGCCGCTGAATCCATGCGGATTGACCAATTAGGAAACGTAGGCATTGGTGCCAGTGACGTAGACAGTCAGCTTCACATTGAGAAAAGCGATGTCACTGCATATAACGGTTCTGCAACAGATGGCCAGCTTTCCGCTGGTGCAACTGCGTTTGTGCAACAAACTGGCGGTAGCAACTCTGCCCTTTCGCAAATTGTGTTCCAGCCTCGCAGCGGGTTTGGGTACAATCGCATTGTGAACAGTGGCGGTAGTGTGCCTTACATGGCGTTTGCTACCAACAACTCAGAAGCCATGCGCATCGACGACAGCGGCAACCTGCTTGTGGGTAAGACGGTTGCTGACAACACTACGCAAGGCGTAACCATATACGGCCCTAGTGCAAGCATGTCTATTGCTAGGTCTGGGGCATCACAGCTTATCCTGAATAGACTGTCTAGCGATGGCGATATGGCAGTGTTCCGCAAAGACGGCACCACGGTGGGGAGTATTGGGTCTCGCTCCGCTGGCAGTAGTACCGTTTTGTATATTGGGTTTAGCGGCTCCTCAAGCGACGTAGGGCTTACTGGAACAACAACTTCCGCTCATGCAATCATTCCTTGTGAAAACGGCAGCAGCGCTGACAACATAGTTGATTTGGGTGTTTCTTCTGTCCGCTTTGATGACATTTACGCCACCAACGGCACTATCCAAACATCTGACCGTAACGAGAAGCAAGACATAGCATCCCTAACCCCTACTGAGATGTTAGTTGCTGCTAGACTCTCTACAGGCTTTAAGAACTTCCGTTGGAAGGACTCAGTAGCTGAGAAGGGTGCAGCAGCACGTATGCACTCAGGTATCATTGCCCAAGATGTGCAAGATGCTTTCACAGCAGAAGGCTTAGACGCTGGTGACTACGCCATGTTCATCTCAGGTACTTGGTGGGAACAGGACGTTGATGTACCTGCTGTAGAAGCTGTAGCTGAAGTAGTAGACGAAGACGGTGTTGTAGTAACTGAGGCAGTAGAAGCTGTTGCAGCCTACACTCGCACAGACACCTACGATACAGAAGCTGAGGCCCCAGTGGGTGCAGTCTCTAAGACACGCTTGGGTGTACGTTACCCGGAGCTACTGTCTTTCGTAGCTGCTTACAACGAACAACGGTTTGCATCTATTGAGGCAAGGCTAACAGCATTGGAGGCTGTGTAACATGGCAGGATATATCGGTAATATACCAACACCACAGGCTACCCAGTCTCGTCAGAGCTTCACAGCTACTGCATCTCAGACTACCTTTGCTACTATCGGCTACACACCTAACTTCTTGGACGTATACCTCAACGGTGTTCACCTCCTAGATGGTACTGACTACACGGCAACTAACGGTTCTGATGTAGTTCTTACAGTAGGTGCAGCTGTATCTGATGTTGTTGAGGTCATCTCTTATGAGACCTTTGCAGTACTAGACCAGACGTTTACAGGGACTACTACAGTTACCGACAGCGGTGCTGCACCTCTAGTTGCTAACCGCACTACGAGTGATGGTAACATCCTTGACCTCCACAAAGACGGCGTAGCTGTGGGGAGTATTGGGAGTAAGGCATCCGCGGTTTTTGTTGGAACAGGTGACACAGGTGTAAGATTTGATGCGTCTAACAATCAAATCAGACCTTGGAATACTTCTACAAATGCAATTAGTAACGGGAATATAGGTCTAGGAAGTGCAGGCGGACGCTTCAAAGACCTCTACCTCTCAGGCGGTGTCTACCTCGGCGGCACTGGTTCGGCTAATAAGCTGGAAGATTATGAGGAGGGGACTTGGACGCCTACTTCTGCCGTGGGTCTAACCATCAACTATGCAAACTACACTAAGGTTGGAAGGCTTGTCTTTATAAACGTGGACTTTAGCGTTGCGACTACATCCAGTACGGCAGAACTTGCAGTGTCTTTGCCTTTTGGAACTGCCGATGCCTACGGTACAGGAAGTTTTAACTATCAGACCACTGCTTTTACTGATGCAAAAGTATATTTAGGAACTACTGGTTTGAGTGTTAGGGCTTCTGCTTCTGGTGGGAACCTATCTTACGCACAGGTATCTGCTAGTCGCATTATTCTGAGTGCAACTTACAGAACTTCATAACCACCCCTGTTGGATTACAGGGTAGTCAGTCCACACACCATCAAAGGAGATAAACCGATGGCACTAACAGAATCAACACTAGACGATAAAATCGAAGTAGTAGGCGAGTACAAGCACGTACAAGTTCGCACTGCACGAGTTATCTACGACAACGGCACAGAGATTAGCCGTAGCTTTTCACGTCGTGTCATTGCACCAGATGCAGACATCACAGGCGAAAGCACTGAACTACAAGCTATCTGTAATGCAGTACACACAACAGAGGTTAAGGCTGCTTACGCGGCTCACCTAGCTTCTCAGGAGGTATAAGCTATGAGTAAGGCAAGAGGATTAGCAGACTTAGGTAACGTCTACAACGACGGGGCCTTGTCGAACCGCAACCTGATTATCAATGGCGCTATGCAGGTGGCACAGCGTGGGACGAGTTTTACGGACCTAGGCACAGCCCCAACTTATACCTTGGATAGATGGCGTTTTTCCGACAGTGCGAACCCACCAGCTAGATACACTGCCACCCAGTCTTCAGATGCGCCCAGTGGTTTTGCTAGCTCCTTAAAGTACGAAGTTACGACGGCAGATGCCGCGGTTGATGCAGATGAGCTACAAAACGTAGATTATTTCATTGAAGCTCAAGATTTACAACACCTAGGCTATGGGTCATCTAGTGCTAAAGATATTACTTTATCTTTTTGGGTAAAGTGCAGCGTAGCGCAAACTTTCGGCTTTAGACTTCAACACGAAGATGCGGGTGGCTCTTATACAAAAAGCTATACTGTAAATGCTGCAAACACATGGGAGTACAAAACTCTTACTTTTCCTGGCAACACCGCTACAAACTTTGCCAAGGATAATGGTAGAGGATTTAGATTACGTTGGAGCATGTGTGCAGGTGCAAATTATACGGGATTAGATAGTACTGCCTGGGGTAATGGCGCTATTTTTGGACAACAAGAAAATACATGGGTCGGCACAACAGGTAATACATGGCAAATCACAGGCGTCCAACTCGAAGTAGGCGACACCGCCACCCCATTCGAGCATCGCAGCTATGGGGATGAGTTGGCGAGGTGTCAGAGGTACTTTGTGCGTTACGGCAAGATTGGCCCTTACTCGCTGGCAGGTATGGGCTATGTCACCACCGCCAACCAAATAACTGCTTACATCTTTCACCCTGTAGACATGAGAGCAAGGGCTTCATTATCGTCTGGCGGTACTTGGGGGTTTAATAGCTTTGCAGGAACTGTTTCATCTTTTATTTATGATACTAATGCCAGCACTTTCAGGGCAGCTTTTGTGAATTGCGCAACAGCAACAGGGCAAACAGTAGGTAAGCCTACCGCTTTGATAGCAAATAATGATGCGTCTGCTTACCTTGATTTCGATGCGGAGTTATAATTATGAATGATATGAACATCACAGCAGCAACGTATACGGTCGATATGTATGGTAACAACTCTTCCATCAAAGCCACCATCGACGGCCAAGAGTTGTCTGTCCCCCTAGACCCAGCCAACCGCCACTACGCAGAGATATTGCGGCAGGTTGATGCTGGCACACTGACAATACTTGATGCAGTATAAAGAAACCTCTTGACAAACCCCTCCGGAACCTGTATAATAAGGCTATAGGTATTCGGGGGGTGGGTAAGTGGGGTGCGTTTGCTCGTGTCCTGCCTATCCTCTTCTTCACAATCTCTAGACGCAATTAACTACTGAGTATAACCCTAACCCCTGTGTGAGCATAACAACACAAGGAACTTCCCATATGGATACCTTATGGTACACCCTCAAGTTTCTTAAGAATAACCCCTACACAACCTTATAAGGAAATCTTATTTATGTCCAAGAAACAATCAAGCTATTCCGCAAAGAAAAACGCACGTATGCCTAAGTATATGCGTGACGAACATGGGCGTAAGAACAACGTTCATCGCTTCCCTACACGTAACTTCCATATCTTACCAAAGAATGAAAAGCAAGATGATTTGATTAACGCAATCAAAGAGTGTGCTATCACGGTAACTATGGGGTGTGCAGGGACAGGAAAGACTTATTGTAGTGCAGGAACTGTAGCCCAACTATTTATGAAGGGTAAGTATAAGAAAATTGTGTTAACTCGTGCAAACGTTCCTACCGGAAAGTCCTTAGGACACTTCCCAGGAACTGTTGAAGAGAAGATGACACCTTGGTTAATGCCTATGCTAGAAGTCTTATCAAAGGCTTTCGGTAAGGGTAAATATGAGTACATGCTAAGTAAAGGTGAGATTGAGATTCAACCTATCGAAACTATTCGAGGACGTTCTTACGAGGATGCTCTTGTTCTAGTAGATGAAGCTCAGAACCTTAACATGGACGAAATTAAAGCCATTACAACCCGTATTGGTGAGAATACTAAACTAGTACTAATGGGAGACCCGGCACAATCTGATGTGCGTAATGGGGATGACCTTGTTAAGTTTGCTAGGAAAGTAAATAATGCTGGTATTGAGTTACCAGTTATCCAATTCGGTGTAGAAGACATCGTACGCAGTGACATTGTTGCTGACCTAGTACGGTTGTTCATCGAAGAACAAATGTAAGACACTTAGAAGACAAGTAGGCTCTCTTGATGGTTCCCACCATCGGGGGGGTCGTACCTGCTCTCTCTGTGGCACTCTGTAGGAGAGAGAATGTATTATACTGAGAAAGAGATGTCAGAAGCACTACAACGAGCTTCTTGGACAATAGACTCTATAACTGAACGTTGTGAGAATTACACCAGAAACATTAATGACTGTTTCGCTTTGCTTGCTGAGTATGACTTAGAACTCAGAGGCGAGTCAAAAGCTAGAGACTTCGTTAAGTTTAACTGGAACACTACTGAAGAATTTGTACGGGCTTTGTGGAAAAAAGGCTATACACTACCTACGTATATGGAATACTGTGGGTACCAAGTAATTAAAAGCAAGCAACCCCTGTTAGGCGATATAGCCTTCGAGGATGGTGCTATGATAAGTGATGGAGATTTTTGGGTCTCAACAAATGAAAACAACTCTGGTATTGAGAGAACACGTCAAACCAGATTTTTAGAGCGGCACTTGTTAGTGCTTGCCAGACCTATTAGGAGCTAACTATGTCAGTATATTATTTTAACGGTGCACAAATTTTAGCGCCTTTCACTATTACCTCAAACGAGCCTATGTTTGAAGTAGATACAGTGTCTCTAAAGAAACAACGTGCAACCCAGAATGTTCAGCGTTGGGAGTTGAGTTTCAACACAATAGGAACTCCAGAAACCCAAGTGGATATCTTTCTAGGCTCCGTAGCTGATAATCACACTGTACAGACAATGATTATGCCACAGCTTCCTGAAGTAGCCGCTAAGAAAACGATTAGTAGTTCGAGCTTTTCTTTAGTAGCTCCCGTTTCTGCTGGGGCTACCACAATGCCTATTGCCGCAGGTAATAACGTTGGGTTACTTCCAAAGGGTTCCTTCTTTAAGTTCTCTAACCACGATAAGATTTATATCACAACTAGTGATGTAACCCTATCTGGCACATCTATGTTAAGTTTCTACCCTAAACTTCGTAAGGATGTAACTAACTCTCACACTATTCGGTGTAGAGAACTTGCTACATTTTCGTTTTACAGAGATATTAACAACCACACAGGTATCACTTTTACAGATGGCGTTCTCTCAAATGCAGGGACCATCTCAGTTATAGAGGCATTATAATGAGACAATTTTCAGCTGCGGCTCAACAAGTTATAGACAGCGACCTTATTAGGTTTGCTTTTCTAATCAAATTGGAGTTTGTTAATAACTATTACTTTACATCCTACCATAGGGACCTATTTTTTGATGGGGATACTTATCTTGCCGACGGTGGTCTTTATGAGTTTGACCCCCCAAAGCTTTCTTCTGTTGTAGACAGAGAGTCCTACAGAGTGGTTATCTCTGAGGTTCTGAATACAATGGGTGACGAATTTAGGGCAAATGTTATTGGTAAACCTATTAGTGTGTTTGTTTCTCTCCTAGATGTCAATGGAGACCCTTTACTTGGCACAGATGATGTACTATCTGTTTATAAAGGGTTTGTAGACAGGCCAGCCCTGACGAATGACTTCGAACAGAAACTGGCTGTTATAGAAGGAACTTCTCCTATGTCTGACCTTGACATGGTACGCTCCTCTATTACTTCTAGGGATAGTATGAAACAAAAGAACCCGTCAGATACTTCTTTTGATGAAATATTCCAAGACAAATCAGTTTCAGTGAAGTGGGGTAAAGTATAATGGGTGTCGTATTTCAAGTATTTATGTTTATTGCCTCTACGGCATATCAAATTTCACAACAAAACAAGATGAAAAAGGAAGCGGACAAGCGTAAGGGCTTCAGTATTACTGTTGCGGGAACTGCTACTAGCCTCCCTGTTGTTTACGGCAAAACAGCGCTAGGGGGTGTCGCAACAGGTCACCAAGTGCAAGATAGCTTTGTTACTGCGTCTGACAACTCTGACAAGACCTTTTCTGAAGGGTTCACTAACACCTCTAAGAGCGGCTCTAAGAACGAATTTCTAAACGTTGAATATGCCTTGTGCGCTGGAGGTATTGAAGGGGTCCAGTGGGTAAAGGTAAACGGAACCAATTACAACTCTAATGTTGAAAAGTTTAAGCACCTTATCCGTACGCACAGTTCTGGTGGTTCTGCAGATGCCATCTCTAGTTCTAACGCCTTCCCTACTACTAACACCTTTACTGGTACTGCTCACGCGGCTGCAACCTTCCAACTAGACCGTGACGATTATAACTACAACGGTGTCCCTTCAATGGAGTTTCTTGTAAAAGGTCGCAAGGTCCGTTGGATTAAAAAGACTACAGGTGTTTATACTTTAAGAAACGACTATATCTACTCCAACAACCCTGCTCTTTGCTTACTTGACTATCTTACAAATGCTGACTTTGGCCGTGGGCTTGCGGCAGATGGTATTGACCTTGAGTCTTTCTATAACGCAGCTAACGTTTGTGATACGATTGTCGCAACAAACCTTTCAGTAAGCGGAAAAGTTAACGGACAAAAGACAGTACATACTGTTGCCGACTTAGGTTCTCGTCCAACTAACTTGGAAGAGCACACTTATGAGAATGAGCTTTGGTACACTACTTCATCAGACCAGTACTGGTATTGGGATAAAACTAAGTGGGTCGCGACCAACCTAACAGCTACTCGTCCGTTACCTTTATATGAATGTAACATCGCGCTAGACACTAGTGATACTGTTCGTGATAACATTGAGCGTATTATGGGTACAATGGGGTTGGCAGAGCTTACTTGGTCTTCGGAAGGTAAGTATAAGCTTCTCGTAGAGTATCCTTCTAATGATTCTGAGCTGAATGCTTTAGTTAGTCCTTCTCATTATTTCACTGATGACGATATCATAAGAGACAATATCGAAATTTCTTGGCCTGATGCTTCAAGCCGTTTAAACCAAGCTACTGTCAGCTTTATGAATGAACACGAAGATTTTAAAGAAGACACGATGACTTGGCCACCGTCTCATGGTTCAGTGCATAACATATACCTAGCAGAAGACAATCACCAACCTTTCCAAGCGGACTTTAACTCGGATGGTGTTACTGACCCTTATCACGCTTTGGCGATGGCTGAACAAAGAGTCCGTAAGGCTCGTTCAATCTTTACTGTAAACCTAACAGTATCTAAGAAAGGTTTGAATCTTGAGCCGGGTGACTTTATTAACTTGCAGTCCGATGTTGGTAATATCGAATCGGATGTCTATCGAGTAGAGACTATCGCTGTTAAAAGTGATTTTACAGTAGACCTGACGGTATATCGATTTGACCACAATAGTTTAGCGTGGAATGTTTCAGACGATATTGCTTATGCAGTTCCTCCTGTCTTTGATTTTGGTTTAGCTGCCCCTACCTCGGGTACTTTTAATCCAAACACAGTAGATAACTTTGGTACAGGCGCGGGTCGACTTGCTTGGACCGCTGCTGATGATATCTCTGCTACAGAGTACCTCGTTGAGATTTCAAACGATAACAAAGCTACATGGCAAACTCTTGGAGTTACCCGTGCAACTACCTTTGATATCGTGGGCCTCCAAACAGGCACTTATGATTTTTCTATACGTTCAAGGTCGCCCGTTGGAACTCTCTCTAATCGTTTGTTGGTTGAAGACCACTCTATTCAACTCAAGACAGTTGGTAAAGTAGCAGTTATCTATGCAGATACTGGGGATACAGCAACCAATAACCAAAGCTATAACTTAAACTCAAATACTTTTGTTGGTTACTACGAGTATGATGGCGACAGGCCTGTCCTGCCTATTCGCTCTAATTTAACATTTTCAGAGTTTATTGGACCCCCAGGTGCAGATGGCTCTACGGGTGCTGATGGCGCTGACGGTGTAGCGGGTGTTCGGGGGCCTGGTTGGTGGCGTTATGAGACAGGCACGAGTACTTCTGTATCTGGCTTGCCTACAAGCACATTGAACGCATTCTTTGCTACAGCAACTGGTCTTTCTACCACAGCTGCGGATAGGTTCATCGTGGTTAATACTAACGATGAAGCTGTCGCTTACCTGAGAAATGCGGCCAACAGTGGTTGGATACAACAGGCAGACTTCTTAGACGGTGACTTGTTGGTAAACGGAACTGTGACCGCTAACAAGATAGATGTGACCACGGTGTCTGCTATATCAAGTAACATTGGAGCGATGACTGCAGGGACTCTGTCTAGCGCAGATGGTAACTTTGTTATCAACCTCAACAACAAAACCATCACAATCAGTACGTAAGGAGTACACAGTGCATAACTACCAAGAATTAAGCGCACTCCCATTGAACACAAAGTTTACAGTGTTTGACGGGGAATTGTTGCTACAAGATGATGGTGAATACACGCTCTCAAACGTATTAGGGGAGGGTGTTATTTACTTAAATAAGTTTGAGCGTAAAGTTCAAATCATACCCTCTCCGAACAACCTTCTCGGAAAGGTTTACAAGGTGAGGCGCAATGATTGCGTCTTGCTTTGCTCTCGCTATCTAGATGGGGTCTACAACTCTACTCTTGAGCAAACCTTGCTCGCTCTTACCTTCAGAGAATACTTAGATGGGTACACCTATGGCTACCAAGTTTCTAAGCTAGTGGACTGGGGGTTTGTCTCTATTGATAACCCTCAACAACACTCAATCGCTACTTACGAAGACAACAACGGGGCAACCCACATATGCGTCTTTGAGAGTTTGGATTTCATTCTTTGTCATCACAGAGGTGAGTTGTCCACTCGTCGTAGCGCCACCTACCTAAACAATTACAACAATGTGAGGTACTATAGCTATGGTAACTAGAACACTATACACAAGCGGCTCCTCTGGAAATCTGATGATTGTTGACAGTTCCGTTTCAGGTGCTGCGTTAGAAACCCTCTGTGCCAA